GGTCTATTCAGGGAAAAAGCAGTTTTTTCCAAACAGGAAGAACAAATAAACCAAATAAAACAACTATTAAAATCAATATAAGATGAATAGTAACAAAACCCTACAAAAGATTAAGCAGATTTTGGGTCTATCTCCGCAGGTATTCTTTGAGGCTAAAACCGATCAAGGAATTACTATGAAAATGGAGGGTGAACTAGAATTAGGGTCTTTGATATATGTTGCTACAGAGGAGGGTTTAATCCCCGCACCTGCTGGCGAACATATGTTGCAAGACGGCACCAAGATTGAAGTAGATGAGGAATCAAAAATCTCCAAGATTGATATGGGAGAGATGGAAGTTAAAGTTGAAGTTGAAAAAGAAAAAGAAGACGCAGAAGAGATGTTTGCAGACGTAAAGTTGAAGGACGGAATGATTATGCGAGTTGAAGGTGACGAGCCAACTGTTGGTCGTTTAACCAAGAAAGTTTCTTATGACGGCGCTTTACTACCATTTACCGATGGAACTTATGAAACCGCAGATGGAAAGATGATTTCTATTGTCGGTGGTGAGATTAAAGGCATCAAGGTTAAAGGTAAGGACGAAGCATTCGTAATTGCTGAAACCGCACAAGGTGCTAAAGTTGAATCTAAAACCTTTGATGTTGGTGAAGAAGTATTTGTCCTTGATGGTGATTCTAAAGTACCTGCTCCTGATGGTGAGCACCAAGTTGTCCTAAAAGACGAAAGTGGTAAAGAGGTAAAAATTAGAGTTATTACCAAAGATGGTATTATCACTGAAAGAGAGAATGTTGAAGAAGAAGATATGGCAGTTGAAAAGATTGCTGAACTTTTTTCTCAAGCATTAAAAAATCTTGAAAACAAACTTGATATTCTAGTGTCAAGACAAACACAACTAGAAAACAAAGTCCAAAAGTTCGCTAAAGAACCTGCGGGCGACAGAGTATTTACTCAAAAAACTTTCACCGAATCAAAACCTGAAAATGACCGTATTGAATCATTCAAGAGATTGAGACAGGCGATGAATAAAAACTAAACTAAAACTAATTTATTATCAAAATGAAAAAATTACAAAAAATGAATTTCAACTACGACCTTGGCGGATTGTCAGCGTATGTAGACCAACTTTCATCTGATATTATATCTGAAGCAGTATTGTCCCCTGTGACTATGTCTTATGTTAATGTTGTTCCTGGTATTAAAGGAACTCAAAATGTAAACTTGTTGGAAGAGACATTATCAGTTCAAACTGGTACAACTTGCGGATGGAACGATGCAGGTGAAGTAACCTTTACAGCAGTACCTTTGGCTGTACAAGCACTTAAAGTAAACCAATCTTTATGTTTGGAGCAATTAAACACTTTATGGTTAGGTCAATACCTAAACGCTGGTTCTTACAACGAGCAAGCACCATTTGAGCAGGCTATTGTTGACCTTCAGACAAAACAAATCAAGAGATATAACGAAGACCTTATTTGGAATGCTTCATCAGGGACTTCAACTTTCTCTGGATTCGTACAATTATTAAACAATACTGCTGGTGTTGTTAAATTGACAGGTCAAACTGCATTATGTTCTGTAACTGGATCTTCTGTTGTAGAGCAGGCTAATAGAGTATTAACTCAAGTAGATAATATCATCAACGCATTAGATAGAAACATCTATGACAGAGACGATATTGTAATCTTTATGTCTCAACAACAATTCAAGTGTTATTTGGTAGCGTTAAGAAACGTAAACAACTTCCACTTTACTGAACCAACTTTGGGTCAAGTATATGAGACATTCCACCCACAAACTAAATACAAGGTTGTTGGTGTACCAGGTCTTAACGGATCTTCTTTAATCGCAGCAGCACCGATGCAATATTTCCTTGTTGGAGTTGACTTGATGTCTGATGAGGATTCATTTAGATCTTGGTGGTCTCAAGATTTCCAAGAAGTACGTATTATGTCTGCTTGGAAGTTAGGAACCGCAATTGCGTTCCCGCAATTCTTCGTAACAAACGGACTATAATATATGGGGGGTGAATAACCCCCCTATTTACACTAATAAACTAAAAAACTAAATATAATATACAATGAGTTGTAATTTAGCACAAGGTATTACTTTTGGTTGTAGAGACAACGCAGGTGGTGTTAATAGAGTTTGGATTACTGATTTTGATAATATAACATCAGTAGTAAAGAACTCAGGAGACACGATTACGTCCATCACAGGAACAGGGGTATTTTATGAGTTTCAGTTAATCAGGACTACTTCTGAGATGACAGAAACTATAAATGCTTCACTTGAGAATGCTACAGTATTCTACACACAGGAACTTACAATGTTCTTCGCAAAGTTGGAACAATACAAAAGAAATATCATAAAAACACTAGCACAAAACTTCAGATTAGCGGTAATATTTGAAGACAATAACGGTTCATATTTCTTACTTGGTGAGGAATACGGAATGTTTGTAAGTGCTGGTTCATCAGTAACCGGACTCGCATTAGGAGATAGACAAGGTTATAATCTAACCCTTCAGGCTCTTGAGCAATTACCTATGAACGAATTGAGTGGAACAATCTATCAAGTCGTTTCAGGTCTAACAGTAGAATAACTATTTATCACAGGGGGGTTTATAATAACTCCTCTGTGATTATTTTATACACAAATGATATTATTAAAATCCAACCAACTTAATAAGATTGTTGTAACGCTCACACAGAATACTACTGTTTGTGATCCCGAATACTTATTTCAGTTTATTCATATATTCTCAAAATTAGAGGTAAGATTTATTTTGCCTGATGTATCACCGCATCCAACGAGATATAATCAATTTGAGTTTGTTGAAGGTCAAGATGTGGGTGAAATACCATTTCCTTATGAAGGCCAGTATAATTATTATGTGTACGCCCAACCATTTGGTTCGGGTAATCTAAATCCATTATTAGCCACTGAGTTGGTTGAAAACGGTATAGCCGAGTTTATTGTTGTAAGTGCGGATACAACAAATGAAAATTATTTTGAGTTTATTTCTGATGATGAGTTTAATTCTAATACTATATTTGCTCCTGATGAGATAAACCCTCCACCACCATCACCTACTCCTACTAGGACTCAAACACCTACTCCGACTACTACTCCAACAAATACTCCTACTAATACACAAACGCCAACGAATACTGCTACTCCAACAAATACACCAACACCAAGTATTACTGCAACAAGTACTCAAACTCCAACTCCGAGTATAACTCCAACGAATACTGGTACTCCAACAAATACTCCAACACCAAGTATAACTGCGACTAATACTCAAACTCCTACAAATACTCCAACACCGAGTATAACGGCTAGTCCAACTGTGACTCCAACTAATACTCAAACTCCAACAGTAACTCCAACACCAAGTATAACTCCTACTAATACTCAAACACCTACTCCAACTATTACATCGACGAATACTCAAACTCCAACTGTAACCCCAACAAATACGCAGACCCCAACACAGACATCAACAGGAACACCGACTCCAACACCGAGTTCAACACCTTTAATACCAACAAGTAATCTACAACACTGGTATGTATCAACAGAGAATGCAACTGTGTCCTCATGGGGTAATAAAGGTCTATTAGGGACTGGTTTGACTAATTCTGATGTGGCAACCCAACCACAACTTGTAACCTCGTCATTGGGGTCATATTCAGGTCAGGCATACGAATTCTTAAATCAGGACGATATGTTTGGAACATTTAGTGCGACCACTTATACAGGACTCACCACATTCATGGTTGCTAAATGGTTAAATAACAATACTAGTGGCATATATGGTGGGTCATTTACCCAAACAAACGAGTTATTTTTAGGTAATAGATCCTATTTGACAACTTATGTTGGAAGTGTGGGATTGTCATTAGCCAATTCTAACACAATTGCTGGACAACCTTTAATTTATAGTATGAGTGGAACACCTGGTGTATTCACAGCATCTTATGATATTAAATCAAATGTATTTACAACATCATTAAACTCATCAGGAGCAACGCCAGCGGCAAGTTCATTCTTACAAATTGAAAGTGCCTCAGTATCATCACCAGTGGTAAATCTCACAATATTTGAGTACATTGTCTATAATAGAAGATTAACCGCTGGTGAGTTCACACAAGTAATAAATTATCTCAAAACTAAATATAATTATGCAAGTTGGTAATTATGATGTTTTATATTTTGATGATGTTGAATCTTGTTTTGAGACCTATGGACTTATTGTAGATTCATTTAAGGATTGGGAGCGTCCTTATCAGGTGAATGAAGGTTATGTGATATACTACAATTCTAAATTAAACGAGATCTTGGATATAGAAAACTATGAGATACGTAGATTTATGAATATAAAAACCAAATGGCCTGAATAATGATGAAACATACCAAATAATATATTTATAATTATGAACGAAGAAATAAAAAAGAATAACGATTTTTTACAGGTGTTTGACTTTGCTACGGCGAAAGTCCCTTTGATTGAGGAAAACCTTATTATCAATACAAGAACGCCTTGGGTTTTCTTTGGTGTGGCGAACTTGGCTCCCCAAGAGTTAATCCGTCTTTACAACACTTCTCCGACTCATAGAGCCGCTATAACTTCCAAATGGTATGGTACAAGGGGAGAATCAATATCGTTGAAATTAGGGGACGATAATAGGTTATTGATGGCTAATAGCCTTGGAGACCATATCTATGATATATGGGACAAATGTGTTCTTGACTTCATTTTATATGGAGGGTTTGCCATCAATATTGTATGGAGAAAAGATAGAGAAGCAGGATTTGATATGTATTATATGGACTTCTCCAAATTAAGAGCCGAAAAAACTGATATGCACGATAGAATACATAATTTCTATTATAGTTCAGATTGGGCTTTTCCAAAAAAGTTTATTCCAAGAAAATTACCAGCATTTGATATACAGAATGAAGACCCTTCACAGGTATTTTATTATACCACTCACTCTGCGGGGAACAACTACTATCCAACTCCAACTTATTGGGGATCTGCAACAGCCATAGCAACTCAAGTAGAGATATTCAACTGGCACTTCAACAATATTGTTAATGGTCTATCACCAAGTTTATTTGTGGCATTAAATAATGGTGTTCCTGACCCCGAGCAACGAGAAGAAA